TTGTAAAATCAAAATACAATAGAATACTGATATTTGATTCAAATCAATATCATTATGTGCCTAATTTAATAAGTAATGACCTATCAGAGGATAGACTAACTTTAGTTTGTTTTTTTCAAAATATTTTTCATGAAAATGGTATAAGATTTCCTATACCTGAGATGAGGAAAAATAAGGAGATTTAAACTCATGACAGATAGGTTTAAAGGTAAAATATTTTAAGGTATAATAAATCATGCCATTAACAAAAGTAAGAATAGCACCAGGATTTAATAAGCAAGTTACACAGACAGGAGCAGAAGGTCAGTGGACAGATGGGGATTTTGTAAGATTCAGATATGGTCTTCCAGAAAAAATCGGTGGTTGGGAACAAATATTATCAAGCACTTTGGTTGGTGCAGCTAGAGAACAATTTATTTGGGCAGATTTAGATGGTCGAAGATATGCTGCTATAGGAACTAATAAATTATTAGTAGTCTATTATGAGGGTGCGTTTTTTGATATTACACCATTAGATACTGCTTTAACTTCATGCACATTCGATACTGTTAATACATCAACTACTGTTACAGTTAATAAAGCAGCTCACACTTTAGAGGTAGGTGATCTTTTTACATTTACTTCTGTAACTCCTCCAAGTGGTGCGGGCTATAGTTCTGCTGATTTTGAAACTAATACTTTTGAGGTAATAAGTGTTCCTAGTAGTGATGAGTTTACAATTACGATGGCTAGTGCAGCAGGAACCACGGTCAACGGCAGCGGCTCAGCTGTTGTTAATCCTTATGTAAAACCAGGATCGTTAGGTTTCACATATGGATTTGGTTGGGGCACGGGATCTTGGAGTGGGGGTCAACAATTATTTAGTACATTAAATGGTGCTTTACTAGATGACACTGCCGGTACTGGTGGTTCAGGCACTTCAATTACATTGTCATCAACAACAAATTTTCCTACATCTGGCACAATTAAAGTAGGTGCAGAATTTATTTCTTACACTGGTATATCTAGTAATGATTTAACTGGAATTACAAGAGCTACTGCTGGAACTAGATCTGCTCATGCAGATGGATCAGGTGTTGAATTTTTTACAGCATGGGGTGAAGCTTCCTTATCACAAACTTTAACAATAGATCCTGCATCTTGGTCATTAGATAATTTTGGAGAACAACTTATAGCTACTGTTAAAAATGGTAGATCTTTTTCTTGGAATCCTATTAATTCAAACTCTAATGCTCTTCAAACAAGGGCAGCTTTAATTACAAACGCACCTACCGCATCTGTTATGTCTCTAGTATCAGATAGAGATAGACACTTAATTATGTTTGGTACAGAAACAACTATAGGTTCACCAGGCACTCAAGATAAAATGTTTATTAGATTTTCAAATCAAGAAGATATTACAGATTACACACCTACATCAGTTAATACAGCAGGAACTTTTAGATTAGACTCTGGCACAAAAATTGTTGGCGCAGTCCAAGGTAAAGATTACACATTTATTCTTACTGATAATGCAGCATACGTAATGCAGTTTGTAGGTCCACCATTTACATTTTCAATTAGAAAAGTAGGGTCTAATTGTGGAGCCATTGGTCAGAAATCTATAAAATATGTAAATGGAGCTGTTTATTGGATGGCAGAGGCAGGAGGATTTTTTGTTTATGATGGTACAGTAAAATCCTTACCATGCTCTGTCGAAGATTTTGTTTTTACCACAAAAAACGGAAATAATTTAGGTATTAATTATCAAAACGGAGAGTCTGTTTATGCAGGTTTGAATAGTCTCTATGAAGAGTTATGTTGGTATTATCCAAAATCTGGATCAAATTTTAACGACAGATATGTATGTTTTAATTATCAAGATGGCACCTGGGTAACTGGATCATTATCAAGAACAACTTGGGTAGATGCTAATTTATATGACCATCCATACGCTACAGAATTTACTTCAACTGGCACTCCTTCTTTTCCAGTAATTCAAGGTGTAACTAATACTAATGGCTCAACAAAATATTATGCACATGAAAGAGGAGTGGATAATGTAGATTCGGAAGGTGCTAAAACAGCTATACCAGCATTTATTGAATCTGGTGATTTTAGTTTAAGTGTTGAAGGTGAGGGTCAAATGTTTATAAGTATGAGAAGATTTATACCAGATTTTAAAACAATACAAGGTGATGCACAAGTTACAATATTATTGAGAGATTTTCCTGCAGATAATGAGACATCATCTCCTTTAGGTCCTTTTACAGTAACATCATCTACACGAAAAGTAGACACTCGAGCTAGAGCTAGATTTGCAAGTTTAAAAATAGCTAATACATCTACTGAACAAAATTGGAGATTTGGAACTTTTAGAGCAGATGTACAACCAGATGGAATGAGATAATGGCTAGAGTAGATATTGTCATACCAGAACCAACACCAATATACACAGAAGAAAATCAAAGACAGATAAGTCAGTCTTTACGAACTATGCAAGATAAGTTAAACACTTCATATCAACAAGAATTAAAAAATGAACAAGATACTTTGACTTGGTTTTTAAGTTAATGATTGATCATAAAAAAGATATATTTAAATTTGAAAAAACATTTGATTTTAATGAATTAGCTAAACTTTTAGATTCAGCAGAACTATTTAGTAGATTTGTAAGCGATAATGTAAATCCGTCTTTCATACTTGAATCACCGATAAAAATAGAGGGTGTTGAAAAAATTTCTTATTTTCAAGGTATTTTTAATTATTTGAATAAAAATTATAATACGCAAAATATAAAGAATAACGTATATTTATTTTTTTCTTTTACAGCTGGTTCAAAAGGACTAGCACATTCAGATATTGAAGATGTGGTAATAGTTGGATTGTATGGTAAAACATTATATATTATAGATGAAAAAAATTATATAATAGAAAAAGGGGATATGATTAAAATACCAAAAGGTGTTGTGCATCGTGGTATAGGATTAGAACCTAGAATAATTTTGTCCTTTGGAGTTTATAGATGACCTTAAGATATAAAAATCAAGGAATTAATTTAACAACAACAGGAACAACTTCTGTTTTAACATCACCTGAAAATGCTAGATGTTTAATAAAACAAATTCAAGTTGATAATTCTTCTAGTAGCTCTGTCGATCTTTCTGTGCAAGTTACTGATAGCTCAGCTTCGGCAACTTTTGCTATACATAGAAAAGCCATACCTGCTAACTCCATAGAAAATATTATTTCACAAACTTTAGTTTTAGAGGAAAGTGATATTCTTAAAATGACCGCAGGCACCGCAAATGAAATACAAGGTATAATTAGTTATGCGCAGATAGATCGGTCGCAAGAAAATGGCTAATGACAGAAGTTGAATTTTTTTTACAACCTAGTTTATGTGATGAATTAATAAGTTTTTGTAAAAAAAAATTAAATGATGCTGTTAAATTTAATAAAAGATTAATATTGGATTTAAGTAAATATAATGAAAATCCAATGATACACAATATTATTAATAAATATATTAAATTAAAACCAAGAAAAAAATTAAAAAATATTGAATTAGCTTATTGGCCTATTGGTGAATCTCATGATTGGCATGATGATACCATTTATTACGATGTAACAACCATAACTTATTTAAATGATAATTATAAAGGCGGAATTACCGCAGTTGAAGATTATAACATAAAACCCGAAAAAGGAAAAATTTGTATTTTTGATTCTTCTAAAAAACATAGGGTAAGCACTCTTGAAGAAGGTGAAAGATTTGTTTTATTAGCATGGTATGTAAATGGCTAAAAGAAAATTTGTAAATTTTGTCCCAAGACCAAAGCCTCGTAAACGTCCACGAAGGCATAAAAAAAGACTTTCAAAAAATGAAAAAAGAAGTTATAAGAAATACAATCGACAAGGAAGATAATATGGATAATTTACCAAAAATACCTGCGAAAGCTATAGAAGTTATAAAAAATAAAAGAACAGGGAAAGTTTATGAATCTAAAGCTGCTTTTGATGCTGATGTTAATGACCCCAATACTGATACTACTAGTGATGATTTTAGACAAGATGTAGAAATAAAAGTTACTAGAGCTGGTGTAATGGGTGCACTTACAAAAAAATAATGAAACCTAGAGGTGCAACAGAGCTTCAACATGAGTTATTAGAAAAACATGTTCATAAAGATTTATTAAATAAATTTCAAATTTGCACATCAATCCCTGGTAAAATTCCAATAGACCCTAATAAAATAAATATATTGTGGCAAAAAAATTCCTACGATCAACCTAACTTACAGAATTTTTTTAGTAATAAAAACAGACATCATGAATATGATTGGTATGTTTTTAATAGCCATTGGAATTATGAAAAATTTAGATATTTTTTTAATATACCTACTGAAAAATGTGTGGTTATAAAAAATGGAGCACATCATTTTCCGAAAAGAAAAATATATAAAAAAGGAGATCCTATAAGAATAATACATCATTGTACTCCTTGGAGAGGACTAAATGTTCTATTATTAGCAATGCAACTTTTAAAAAATAAAAATATAACTTTAGATGTTTATAGTTCTTGTCATGTTTATGGTGGTGAGTTTGCAGATAGAGTAGAGCCTGATTTTCGAGAACTTTATAATCAAGCACAAGAATTACCGAATGTAAATTACATAGGTTTTAAACCAAATGAATATATTTTAGAGAATATGTCAAACTATGACCTTTTTGTTTATCCTTCAATTTTTGAAGAAACCTTTTGTGCCTCTGCATTAGAAGCTTTGGCAGCTGGTCTTCACGTTATAACAACAAATTTTGGAGCATTACCTGAAACATGCTCTGAGTGGCCAGTTTATGTAAATTACACTTTGGATCGTGAATTGATGGCAGCCTCGTTTGCACAAGCAATTGATGTTACAGCTGACTATTTACACACTGATGTAATACAAAAACATTTAGATAATCAACAACAATTTTACAAAAATTTTTATAGTTGGGAAAAAAAGGGTGAGGAATGGACAAGATTTTTAAAGGGAGCTCTAAGTGTCAAGCAATAAATATATAAATGAAGATACCTACCAAACTTTAAATGAGTTAAAAGTAGAAGCACAATCAGATTATGAAACTGCGGTAAAACCACTATGGAAACCAAACAAAGATGAGTTTACTAAATTTCAAATTTTTGTAGGCACGCCAGTTCATAGTGATGTCTCTATACATTATACTCAAGCTTTAATAGAATTTCAAAAAGAGTGTTTTCAAAAAAAGATGAAAGTTTCTTTTCATTTAATTAAATCATCTTTAGTTACTCAAGGGCGAAATTTATGTGTAGCAGGATTCTTAGAATCAAAAGCAACACATTTATTGTTTATAGATTCAGATATTTATTTTCAAGGTAAGTCTATTTTTTCAATGCTAAAAGCAAACAAGGATATTATATCTGTGCCATACCCCCTGAAAACATTAATGTGGGATAAAGCGTTTAGAAAAATTAAAGAAGGCAAGATAAATCATCCAGATGATATTAGACGAGCATTGCATACATATCCAATGAAAGTTCCAGATGTTAATAATATTAATCTTAATAATGGAGTAATGGAAGTGACTGACTCACCAACTGGATGTATGTTAATAAAAAGAGAAGTCATTGAGAAAATGATCGAAAAATATCCAGACAAACAAATTAGACAAAAGACAGTAATAAATGGTGAATACATAGATAAACCTCATATGTGGAATTTTTTTGATACACATTTTGATCCAAAAACAAAAACATTTAATGGAGAAGATTTTGCATTTTGCCAGTTATGGAGGAATATAGGAGGTAAATGTTACGCTTATATAAATGACTCAATTGTTCATGTCGGAGAACATCAATACCAAGGTAAGTTTTACGATGAGTTGATAGCACGTAAATAAAATGGTAATATATGCTATTATTAGGGAAATAGTATATGGATCCATTTACAATAGCTTTAGCCACATTTGGCATACAAAAACTTAGAGGAAAATCAACACGAACTGCATTAAAGGATGCTGCGCTTGTAGGCGGAGGTTCTTATGTATTAGGTCAATCAGGTATCTTAGGGCAAGGAAGTACCTTTGGTAGAGGACCTGCTTTTTCAAGTTTAGGATTTAATCAAAAAGCTGCAGCAGGCTTTCAAGGATTAGACAGACTTCCCATGGAGGCAACTCAGGGTGCACAATTTAGAGATCCTGGTTTTCAAAAAGCCTTATCATCAAAAGTAGGAGAAGAAACTCAAAAAACTGGAATTACAAAACTACTAGAAAAAGCAAAAGAAAAACCCTTTGAGACTGCTTTAATAGCATCTACAATTGCACCTTTATTCGCAGAGTCTGAAGAAATAGAGGCACCATTTGATGAAGAAGATTACAAACAAGCTTACAAAGAACAAAGTGCAAAATTAGAAGGTGCTTTTATGCCAGTGACTAATGCAAGACCTCTTAGAGAAGAAGTAATGGGGCAAAATATGTTCTATGCAAATAAGGGTGGTTTAGCTACAGCTTTACCAAAATTTAACACTGGAGGTGTAAATTACTTACCATCTAAGATAGATCATGATGAAAACGATGCTAATAATTATGTGCGAGCATCGGGATATGTTGAAGACGGAGCAGGTGTCGGTGATAAAGATGAGGATACCATGTTAGCACAACTTGCTGACGGAGAATTTGTATCTCGTGCAGATGCTGTATTAGGTGCTGGAATTTTATCAGGTGCAGATCCAAAAAGTTTTAAGGGTATGAGAAAAGCTGGAGCAGATTTTTTTTATAATCAACAAAAACAATTCAAAAGAATTTACGATATAACAAATGGAAGCAAAAAAAATTAAAATAAAAAAAGAGGTAGAAATTTTAGAAATTTATCCTCAAACCTTAGATACCTACTGGCATCTGTGTGAATTTATGTTGAGGGAAGGTCTTAAATACGATGGAGATCCTATGAGCATTGTAGATCTAAAAAAATTGTTAAAAGAGGGTAGTATGCAATTACATTTAATTTTTGGTTCAGATGATGGTGAAGGTTACAAAGCATTTGGTGTTTGTGTGACAAGAATTGTTGCTTTACCTAATTTTAAACAATGTGAAGTAATTTTATTAAAAGGTGAAAAAAGAAAACTTTGGCAAGATAAACTCGCAAATAAAATAGAATCTCTTGCTAAAGAAACAAAATGTAAAAGAATAGCTGTGCATGCGAGACCGGGTTGGCAGCCTTTTTTAAAAACAAAAGGTTGGGATGTTAAAAGATATTTATATACTAAGGAGATAAATTAATGAGTTTTATATTTGGAGGAGGAGATTCTGGCGCATCACAAACTGGTAGCTCTGTTGTAACACAAAGAGAAGCACCAGGAGTAGAGGCTAGAAAACTAAGTCTTTATGACCAAGCTGCGAAATTAGCATCTAGCCCAGTAGATTTACCTGCTATACAAGTTGCTGGGTTAAGTCCTGCAGAACAACAAGCTATTGCTGCTGCACGACAAGGTGGAGTTGGAGCAGGGACTGTGACTTCTGGAATAGAAGCTATACAAGCTGGTTTACAAGCTCCTAACATTGAGCAATTTTTTAATCCTTTTCAATCATACGTTACAGATGAAATAGCAAGAAGAGGTCAAATGCAAATGAAAAACATAGCAGCACAAGCTGTGGGATCAGGTGCGTTTGGTGGAGGTAGAGAAGGTGTTCAAAGGGCAGAACTACAAAGAGGTATTTTATCACAAATAGGACAATCACAAGCACAAGGTTTTCAAACTGCTTTAGGTGCTGCACAAAGACAAAGAGCTACACAATTAGCAGGAGGTATGAATTTAGCCTCAGTAGGCGCACAACAACAAGCGATGTCACTTGCGGATATTCAAGCACAATTAAGAGCAGGTGCTTTGGAAAGAGGTATAGGCCAAGCGCAACTAGATGCAGAGAGACAAACTCAACTACAAAGACAATTTGAACCTTTCCAAAGAATAGAATTTTTAAAAGGTATTATGACAAATCTTCCTACTACACAGAGTACAATAACAGCATCCACGGCTCCCGGTGTTAATCCAATTGGGCAAGCGTTAGGTGCGGGTTTAGGTGCTTACTCTGCTTATAATCTAATGCAACCGAGGTAATATGGACTCAGTTTTAACAAGAAAGATGTTTAGAGATAGATATTTTAAATATCACAAACCACGACAATTTAATAAGGGTGGTATTGCTAATATCCAACATTTTCAAGAGGGAGGTTTATCAAGAAGAGAAAAAGCTATTGTAGCGGCTACTTTCGCTGCACCTTTGTTAACGTCTACAAGAAGACAAGGTGAAAGTGCTTTAGCAGGAGTTGGCAGAGCTGTTGGTGAAGGTTTATCAAAACTACCTGCTACATTATTAGAATTACAAAAAATAAAACCAGCGAGTTTAGAACAAGTTAGACAAGCTACTGATGCCGAAAAAACTCAACTAGGATATAGCGTTGAAGATAATATAAACGTAAAAGTAAAAAATGGTGTTATTCAAAGTATAGTCTCTAAACCTACTGCTGGTGAAAGAGACAAAGCTGCTGATAGAAAAGATGCTTTAAGATCGATAGATTCTATTATTGAAGGAACAAAAAAAACAAGAACTGGACCAGTATCAGGAAGATTAGCAAAAACAAGAGCATATTTAGGTTTTGATGCTGATGCTGCAGATCTTAATATAGAGATAGGAAATTTTAGAAAAAGTATTATTAAAGCATTAAGGGGTGCACAAGTTGGTCCTGCAGAGGAAGCTAGCTTTAATGAAATATTACCATTTATTACAGATCCACCAAATATAATCAGAGCAAAAATGAAAATAGCTAGAGAAAAGTTACAAACAATTGAAGCTCGATTAAATCCAAACGGAACTGTAGCTCAACAATTAGAGGCTGAACAAATAGCAAAACAAGATAGAGAAATTTACGAAAAGTTTGGTATGGCTTTTAATTTAAGTGAAAATTATGATCCAAGTGTACCTATGTATAATTTAGATGGTGCTTTAGTGGAGTAATGTATGGGAAGAGTAAATATACAAGGATTAGGTGTTGTAGACATAGAGGGTGATGCACCTTCTGAAAAAGAATTAGAAACTTTTAAAAGAGTCATTGAATTAAGAGGTGCAGATAAAATTATAGATGGTCCTGCTGAAGAATTAACAGAAAGTTATATTCAATCTCCTGCATTTAAAAGATTATTAGTTGAAGCTGGTTTATCTATTGCTGGAACTATTGCTACTGGTGGTTTAGCTTTACCTGCCTTAGCTGTTAGAGGAACTATGTTAGCTAGACCATTTTTAACACAGCTCGCAAAAAGCTCATTAGGTGCTGGTGTTGGAGGTGGTACTGGTGCAGCAATATCTCAAACTTTTGATCCAAAAGAAGATGTGGTAAAAGAAATTTTAAGAGCAAGCACAGAAGGTGCTTTAGCAGAAGCTATTGGTGCTCCAGTTGTTATCAAAGGTGGACAATTAGTTACTAAATTGTTAGGGGCTAAACCTAAAGACTATAGTGATTTATTAAAAGGTGCAACACAAGCAGAACAAACTTTACAATCTAAATCTTTAGAAATTTTAAGAGGTGAGAATTTTAAAGAATTAAGAGATTTGAAACCAGAAGAATTTAAAAAAATATTAAATGAAACTTTTACAGATGAAAAAAAGATAGCTGAAAATGTAAGAGCTTTTGCAAAAAGAAATAATATTGATTTAGATGATAAAACACTTAATAAATTAAGAGAAACAGCAGAAGAAGTTCAATTAGGTTTAACTCCAGGTATTAAATCATCAAATAGAACTTTAGAAATAATAGAAAATATTTCACAAAAATCTTTAATAGGAGGAGGTTCTATATCAAAAAGATATGGTGCATTAAAAGATATAGGAGATCTGATTGCCAAAGACACAGTAAATGAATTTAAAAAACAAGCTAACTCTGCACAATTAGGAGCATATTTCTTACAACAACTTGGTGGAGCAAGAGGATCTTTTTTAGCAATTAAAAATAAAATGTATCAAAGAGTTGATGACATATTGATGCAAGGCGGAAAAGATTTAAAGAACCCAGAAATTATTCCAGTAGAAAATGTTTTACAAAAAACAATAGCAGAGATTAATAAACAATATACAGAAGGACTGCCAGAAAATTTAGCTAAAAGATTTAGAATCACAAATGAAAATTTAGCTAAAAGAAAAGGTCTATATAGTTTTCAACAACTTTCCAATTTAAGAAAAATTTTATTAGATGAACAATCTGCAACTTTTGTAGGAGGTGAAAGAGCTGCTTATGGACAATTAATAGAAGCTGTAGAAAAAATATTTGATGACAAAAATTTAATGAAGTTAATACCAAGTGAAGCTACCACAGCTTTACGAGAAGCTAATGAATTTTATAAAGCTGGGAGTGCAGTTTTTAGTAGAGGTACAGTAAGACAGATTTTAAAAAACGCAGCTGATGACGGCTCAGTATTTGGTAAGGATGCTAAATCTGTACAACAAGTATTTAAAATGATCACTGGTCAAGATAATGTCCAATCCGCAAAAGCATTGTTTAGAGAAATAGATGCTATGGCAGGAAAAACCTATAAAGGGGGAGAACGAGATACACTTTTAGGTCTTGTAGAACCTGGTACTGGTAAGACCTTAATAACAAAAGCACAAGCGGAATCTTTAAAAGAATCTATGAGAGGTCAATATCTTCTAAATGCTATTGATGCTGCTGAAAGCGGTAGCACACAATTTGGTAGATTTATTGATGCAAAAAAGTTTGATAATTTTTTAGGTAAAGGTGAAGAAAAACTAAAAGACTTTTTATTCAAAGGTGAGAATGGAAAAAAATTAGAAAATTTACGAAACACCTTAGCGTTTGCTCAAGGTGATTTATCAAGATTACCTGGTATACCTGGAGGTGTATTTATACAATTAAAACAAGCAGGTGCAGCTGGCACAATTTTATCTTTTGGTGGTGCTGCCGGTGCCGCTGGTGTTTTAGGAGGCCTTGCCCCTGCTGCTGGTATTTTATTAGCACCAGCTGTTGCATCAAAAGTTTTATTGAATCCTAAATTTTCAAATTTAATTTTTAAAGAACAAGCAAAACTTATCGCTAAGGGAGAAAATACACCAAGCAAAATGGCTGTGCTTTATAGACAAATTGTAGGGCGTGCGTTTACAGATGGAATAATTGATAAGGACGAAAGAGATCAAGTTTTAAGTGAGCTAAAAAATGCTGAAAACCAACTAACTCAGAGCACAACAGCTAATCAAAGACCAGTATTAAATTTACCAAATGTAGAGCCTAATCAAAGATTTCCAATCATAAATCAAGGCGGAGGAGACATTGGTGGTTCTAATACAGAATTAGCACAAACTTTAAATCTTTTTAATAAGGGAGGGATTGTTAGTGCCACGAAAGTCAACAACTAAAGATTCATTAGCCCATCAAAGAATTGATGACCATGAGAAACTTTGCTTAATAATGCAAAGAGAAACTAACAAAAAAATTAAAGATTTACACGAAGATATCCATAGATTAGAAAAAATAATGATATCAAGTTCAGCCTTTATAATAACAACTTTAATTGGAATTGTTGTTGCTCTTATTTTAAAATTAAACTAAAAGACCTTGTGCGTCTTATTAGAGAAAATAACTCGTTTATAATTACAGACTTAAAAAGAGAGTCTAAATACAACTATCAAAAGTATACAAGGGACAACGACCTCGGCTCACGGCACTATAATGTGGGTAACAAAAAATTACCAAGTGTTACAACCATTTTATCAGCTACACAATCAGATGATAAGAAAGCAGGGCTAGATGCATGGCGAGAAAGAGTAGGATACCAAGAAGCAGCCAGAATTACGTCTCAGGCGGCTCTGAGAGGCACAGAGATGCATTATGTACTAGAAAACTACATAGATGGTCGTGGATACCTCAACCTATCTCCAGAGGGCTCTCAGCCCCGTTTAATGGCACATGAGATAATACAGAATTTAGATAAATTAAAGGTAGTTTATGGAAATGAAGTAAGTTTAGCCTATGAAGATTTATGGGCTGGGGCAACTGACGTGGTAGGTCTTTATGATGAGCAACCGACAATTGTAGACTTTAAACAAAGTAATAAAATTAAAAGAGAAGAATATGTTGAAGATTATTTTTATCAAATAGCTGCATATTCATTAGCACATAAAAAACAATATGGTCCCATCACACAAGGCCTTATATGTGTTTGCACTAAAGATATAATTTATCAAGAGTTTAAAATGAATGAGGAAAAGTTAAAAGAATACGAAAATAAATGGATGGAAAGAGTAACTAAATATCACCAAACTAAAGCCACTTCTGAACCTGCTCTCCAAGAGTCTTAGCAGATAATTCTATTTTATTTTCTAAAGAATTTAAAACCATTTCATCAATAGTGTCTCTTGCTACAATATCTATAATTGTGACTTGACCAGTTTGAC